AAGTATAGTTGAGTCGTATATTTTACAAAACGGCACAACTCCATCACTTGTTCCATTACCTGTTATTTTAGCGCCGGCGGGTCTTATTTGATTTATACCGATACCTACTCCACCGCCGTGCTTAGCGAGTAGCATCATCTCTAAGTTTTTTTGCCCAATGTCTTGTATAGAATCAGCCACATCGATACCAAAACAGCTAATAGGTAAACCGCGATCAGTACCTGTATTGGACAACACAGGACTAGCCAAACAAAGCCAACCATTCCAAATGTAATCAAAAAACCTTTCTGCCATTTCGGGTTTATATAATCGTCTAGCAACAGTTTTAGCCACACGCATATAAGCATCACGTGGAGTTTCATCTTGTAGTAAATACCCACCAGATATTGTTTTTTTATACACTTCAGTATCTCCCCACTTTGGGTAGTCTTCTCCTTTAATCCACTCATTGTTCCACATATTTAAATTATAAAATGTTTGATCCAAGCTATTAAACCATTTAAATTTAAAGCTACTAAATTCCATTGTTTTCTTGATGACACTTGTATTATTACACATATAAAGCCTATAATAAATAATATAGGCTCTAATGTCCATTGGCCTGCCATCACAAAGCCAGCACCCATATAACCTACTCTAGTTGCTATCCGTTTCCACGGACTCAACCTTTTCTGTCTCACTAGGTTTTTCAGTAACTTCATTTTTAAGTTGCTCCAACGCTTCGTCATATCCTGGCATTTTTTTAATTGTTTCTAAAGAACCTACAGCTACTTCTCTAGTAAATTGTATTTCAGTTATAAGCTGTTGCATAACTCTAGCCATTGCATCAACTTTATTTTTCATTTCTATTAATTTGTTTTCTTTCATTTTAAGTTTTCTTTTTTTACAAAGTCTCTTACACCTGTCCAGTTTAGATCGTTGTATATATCTTGTTCAGTTATATTTATCTTACCAGATATCTTCGAAGTCTTCCCCTTCGTTAGCTTTACTATAGTCCGTTGGACGAATAGCAAAAAAATCAGTATGGGTAATGCCCCCGGTAAGATGATAAAACCAATCAAGATTAGCTGCTGCTTTAGTGTCATACGCGAAATACGATCCAAGGTCAACATAACCAAGTTCCACAAGTTTTTCATTTGCTCTCTTTTTTATAAATTGTTTTAAATCATTAGCTGATATACCCTCAATGTCTCCAGCTTCAAACATTTTGTCAATATAGCTACTTTCAAGATTAACCATTGTTTCAGCAGCTTTAATTATATCTTCTCTACATAAATGCAGTAATTGATCGTTTTCACTGCACATATCGCGATATAGCTTGCAACCCATCTTACTGTGCAATGATTCATCTCTTACTGACCATTTCATTTGTTGCCCGATACCCTTAAGTAAATTTCGAAGCTGAAAACTATACAACACTGCAAAAGCACTATACAGACTAACTCCTTCAGCGAAGGCTGAAAATACAGCCAAGCTTTTCGCAATACCCACAGGATTATTACCGTCGTAAGCAACCAAATTATCAAATCTAGCAGACGTTGCTGGTTCATGTAAAAATGCTTCATAGTCTTCTAGCTTTAAAGTTTCATTTAAGTAACTATATGCTACAGCATGCACAGTTTCCTGTGAGCCAAACATCATAGCCATTTGTCTTATTTCGTGTTTAGGAAACCACGATACGACGTTCTGGGTCCAATAGTCTGATACCGCGCATTCTGTCTGCGCGAAGCCAAGAAGTATGTTCCCGACAAGGTGTTTTTCTTTTTCGTTAAGTCTTTCATTCCAATCTTTTATATCGCTTTGCATTGAGATCTCAGTGTGTAACCAAAATGCTTGTGCTTGTTTTAACCAACCTTCATTGTAGTATTCAGGATATTCAAATGGTTTGTACGCTATGCGCTCATCAAATAATCCCATTTATTTAAAAATTTCTAATGCTATGTCAATAAAAGGTATATATAATACATGTGTTATTTGATCTTTTTCATCATAAGTTCTTGCTCCTAATAATACACCTGGATATGTACCTACTGATAAACTCCAGTTTTTATTCTGCTTTGATTCCATATTTATCTTGTATTTCTACTAATTCTTTAAATTTAACTTTGTTTCTAACTTCCCAGCTCCATTTCCACCATTTATCTATTTGCCGTTCAGCGTACTTTTTTCTAGCTAATCTTTTAGCTTCGAAAGGATTAACCTTACTGTCTCGTCGCATTCCTTATGATTTTGTGGTTTATATAATGTAAGTGGTCCTAATCGTCTTTCAGTAATAAGTTTTTTAAATAATTTCCAACGTAACGGAAACGATTCATTAGCTCTACCTTTAGTTTCAATTATAAAACCCTTACCTACAAAGTCTGGTGTATATTTTATATTAAGTATTTTTTTGTTACCTCTGTTTTTGTAATCTCCTTTACCATTACCACATCTTTCATATGACTCAAATGGAAAATCAAAAGACTCTGACAACTCAAATGTTTGACCCTCATATAAAGCAGTTATTTTAGCTTTGCGTAAAGCCATATACATATAACGCTCAAGACCAGACGCGAAGTTGATCCCATCATATGAGATCTTCTTCGACTGAACTGGGCCTTTTTTTCTTTTATAAGATTTCTTCTTCATTTATTTCTATGTCGTGATAGTGTAAACCATCGTTACCGTTTTGGCCTACAATATTCATTCTATTAAGCATAGCTTCTTCTATTTCATCTTGTAAACAATGTCTAGCTGATTCTAAGTATAGTATTGCGTCCATTAATTCTTCTTGTACATCAACAATAAATCTGCTAAGATCTTTTTTTTGACCTTCGATCTCTTGCATCATTGTAGCTCCATATTTCTTTTGACCTATTAAGCTACGTTCGTCCATCTTCCTTAGTACGTTTTGTACTATCTTATCTTGTGTTTTAATCTGCATCTTTTACAAAAGTTCCGTTAATCATTTTACCTGTTCTTGCTGCTATCTCTGTGTAAGCAGCGTCAATACAGTCTTCAATTTCAAAGCCTTCTTGATAAGCTAGGTTAGTTAATACAACAACCATATCACCTATAGCGTCTTGTATTTCTGGTTTATCTTTTTTAAGCAATGCTTGAGCAAGTTCACCAGCTTCTTCCATAAGCTTAACATACTGCGTGTGTGAGTTACCTGTTTGATATATGCCTCTTTCCGCAGCCCAACTACGTATTAAATCAAATCTTTCAATTGTAGTGTCAGGTGTATGTGTTGGATTAAAAAATGCTTCGTAGAAAGCTTTATTATAAATATAAGATCTATTGTTGTTGTACATAGATTCTTTCGCGTTAGCCATTATCCACGGTATGTTTTCTTTTGTTATTTCAAACTGGCCAAAACTTGTTTTCCAATTTAAACCTATATTATCGCTTAATCTACCTTTTAATTTATTAAGAGGCACAGGGAATGTTGAGGTTTGTTCTGTTGCGTTTATTTTCATTTTATTAAATAAGTTTTTATATAATTTTCTGTCGACTTTATAGCCGTAAGACTTTTGAAGTTCTATTTCACGGTCTGATATATACTCTATATCGTCTGACTGTTCAAGAACTTCATACTCATTCTCCTTATAACCTTGCATAAGGGTAACCCGTGTATTAAGATTACGTGTAACACCGATCTTTTTACCTGGTATGTGGTATAAATAATACATATTTTTTATAGTTTATTGTTATACAAATGCATGTTATGTGCGTGATGGTAATACCAGCCTATTTCTAAATTAAGACGTCTAGCTATTAGTTTTTGTAATGATGAAAATTGATACTGATCATTACAGAAACCGTACCAGATGTCATTAGAACGCATGTAGACAGACATACAAAGCTTATCGTTTATAATTGTAAACTGAACTGCGTACGTACATGGCGTGTCTTTCTTATATTTATCATATTCTTTACCATCGTATATACTTATCGCTGCATGTCTAGTATTTTTATTTGTTTTTAATTTAGCGCAAACATAATCTATTTGACAACTTCGTTTCCATTGATAACCATAGTTAGAGTTTACTTTTCTATCGCCGTCAGCCATTCGCTCCCATATTGGTGGTATTTTACCGTAAAGTTCGCCTAGCTTGTCAATACTAGGATCACCTGATAAATACCATTGCCATTCAGCTTCAGCATATTCTAAGCTCCAGTTACGCTCTTTGTTAGTAATATGATTTTGTGTAGGGTTTTCTATATAAAAACCACAATTAAACAAAGCTTTAGTATCATCAAAATCTTCACCATGTCTAATAGCTTGATCTAACAAAAACTCATATGCTTCATTTGCGTTTTTAAATCTTGTGTTTATCATAATAATATTTATAGTATTTAAATATTGTCTCCCACAACTCTCTTGGGTTGAAAGCCTGAGGTGATCTATTTATTTTTTTGTTTATCTCTATATCTATATACCACCAAGCAAAGTTTTCTTTACAAAATGGCGATATATATATTCCATTGTTAATACACCAATGATAAGCTTTAAATTCATCAGGTGAATATTGATATTCTACTGATTTCTTTTTTACTCCCATGGCATTGGTTCGTCATTAGATATAGGTTCATGAGGTATAAAACAACCAGACTTTGGTTCCCATTTAAAATGTGCTTCAGCTCCATTTTCACCTAAGTTTTGAAACTTAACTTTAAGAACTTTAGCTTTAACTGTTCTAGCTTCATAATCTCTATGAACTAATATACCATGATAACTAGCATCGTACCATTCACCACCACCTTTAATATTATACATTGTAGGCTCTTCCATTTTACCGTCTTTGTCTTTATACATTTTAGTTGGGTGAGCAACAACAAATACTAATACATCAAACTTCTTAGCAAAGACTTCTATCTTTGTTAAGTATTCCATAGTGTATCTATTAACGTCTTCTGTTTTACAGTCTATGTCTCTTACTTTATTAAACGGATCAATAACTAAACATTTAATACCTTTACGCTTAACAAGTTCTGCGCCTTTTCTAAGTACAGACTCTAACGTATAGCGCTCCATGTCAATATGAAAGTAATTAGTATTACAGTGATCTGCTATTTGATTCCATTTTTCGCTATGTATATCAGCTGACGTTGGCATGCCTTCCCAAGTCTTACGCATTAACTTATGCGCATGTAAATACGTAGGAGCATTTTCTGGTGATGCAAAAGCTGTTTTCCAACCATAGTTACGATTGTAACCTACAACCATCTGATCAACAAAATCAGACTTACCGCTACTAGGTATACCAGTAACAGTAATAAACTGACCGGTG